GGTCGCGTCGGGGGTCGTGGTACGATCGAGAAGGGCTACAATATGCAAAAAGCTATTGATGCTCAGATTCGTAGCCACTTAGACTCTTTAGCACTAACTACTGCACCAATGATGGCTATGGATGCTACCCGTCTGCCACGTGGTGCTAAGTATGAAGTTAAACCCGGTAAGAACTTCTTGGTTAACGGTAATCCTGCTGAGATCATGATGCCATTTAAGTTTGGTAGCACTGATTCTGGTAACATGACTACTGCGGCTACCTTCCAGCAGATGCTTTTAGCGGCTACCGGTACTTTAGATACAACTCAGATGCCCGGTCAAGTAGCTGGTGGAGAGGCTTCTGGAGCAGGTTTATCCATGGCTTTATCTGGTTTGATGAAGAAAAACAAACGTGCTTTGATCAACTTCCAAGAAGATTTCTTAATTCCATTCATTGAACGTGCTGCGTGGAGATTTATGCAGTTCGATCCTGAGCGTTATCCAGTTAAAGACTTTAAGTTCTTGCCTGTATCTACCATGGGTATGATTGCTCGTGAATACGAACAGCAACAAATGGTTGGTTTAATGCAGACTCTTGGACCTACAAGCCCAATTACACCTGTATTGCTACAGGGAATCATTCAGTCTTCTAGCATTTCTAACCGTGGTCAGATTATTGAGACACTTACTAAGATGTCACAGCCTGATCCAGCAATGCAACAACGTCAGATGCAGGAAGATCAGCTTAAGAACGGCTTGATTGAAGCTCAAATCAACTACTATAACTCTCAATCTGCTAAGAATTCCGCTGATGCTCAGCAAATTCAGGTTGAAACTCAGATTATGCCTCAAGAAGCTGAAGCCAAGATGATTGGTAACATCTCACGTGGCTCTAAAGATCCTTCTGACTTTGATAAGCGAGTTAAAGTTGCTGAACTAGCTCTTAAAGAGCAAGACATCAAATCTAACGAACGTATTAGTGTAATGCAAATGCAACACAGTAGGTTAAAATAACAAAAAAAGTACTTGACAAACGGACAAGTTTAGTGTATAATTGACGCATACAACACTATAACTCCGTTGTCAGGGAAAAAGTTATGAAAAAAGAATTACAAGAGTATTACGAAAATAGATTTACCATGATGGCAACCCAAGGGTGGTTAGACCTCCTTGAGGACCTAGAAATTATGATCGAGGCAACGAATACGTTGTCTGGAGTAGACACAGAACAACAACTGTATTTCAAAAAAGGTGAAATGTCAATCCTTAACTGGATCAAAAACCTTAGAGATGCAAGTTCTGAAGTATACGAACAACTACAAGAAGAGGACGAAAATGTCGAGACGTCTTTGTAGTAAGTGTTCAGTAGAAAAAGATTTTAGTGAGTTTGAAAAAGACACTAGAGTCAAAAGTGGAATAAAAGCAGCGTGTAGAGATTGTACAAATGCTGCAAGAAAAAAGTATTACCACACTGATAAGTATAGAGATAGGCACTTAAAACAGTTTGGTATTGATTCTGAGCAATATGTGGAAATGTTTAACGCACAAGATTGTAAATGTGCAATTTGCGGTAAAACAGAACAAGAAAATAAAAAGCGGTTAGCTGTAGACCATTGTCATGCTACCGGTAAAGTTAGAAAATTACTATGTTCTCATTGTAATACAGCTTTAGGGCTGGTAAATGATGATCAAAACATTTTAATTGAAATGCTTTCGTATTTAAAGGAATTCAAATAATGCCAAGAAGATTATATGAATTTCGATGTGAAAATTCACATATCACTGAGCAGTTTGTCGACGAGACAATAAAGACTTCTCAGTGTCGTGAGTGTGACGAGATGGCAACTCGTATCATTTCTCCCACCGGGATCTATTTAGAACCCTTTAGTGGGCTACATCCATCATCTTATGATCGATGGACTAGGGTGAGAGCTGAGAAGCTGGCACAAGAAAAGAAAACAAATGCCGACCACGGCTCATAAGCAGTGATCGTTACTGCCGAGTCATTTTAAAAATCCTACAATCGAAAACGACAGGAGACCGCATGGCTGAATTAATTGAAATGCAACCAGAAGACGAAGGTAATTTAGCAAACTTCGACACACCAGCACAGGAAGCACCTGCACAAGAAGCAGACAACGCACCAGTAGCTAATGAGCAAGCAGTTCCCGATAAGTACAAGGGAAAAAGCCTTGAAGAGATCGTGAAAATGCACCAAGAAGCCGAAAAGCTGATTGGAAGACAAGCTCAAGAGGTCGGAGAAGTACGTAAGTTAGCTGATGATCTGATTAAGCACCAACTCAATACCCCAAAGCAAGACACGCAGCCAAGCGCAGTAGATAACGAAATAGATTACTTTTCAGACCCTAATAAGGCTGTAAATCATGCAGTAGAGAACAATCCAGTAGTTCGTCAGCTTAAAGAGCAGGCAGAACAACAAGCTAAGGCACAAACTGCGGCACAACTGCATAATAAGTACCCTAACTTTCAAGAGATTGTTGCCTCGGATGATTTCAGCAACTGGATTAAGTCTTCTAAAGTGCGGTTAGATTTGTTTGCTAAAGCGAATAATTTTGATCTTGACTCAGCCGAAGAATTGCTTGAGACCTATACTGCCCTTCGTGGCATTAAAGCGAAACAAGCCGATGAAACGCTAGTTAAAGGTGAAGAGACAAAACGCAATCAGCAATTAAGGTCTGCTGCGGTTCAGAAGGGCGGTACAGGAGAAGTCGGAAAACCTATCTATAAACGTGTCGATTTAATTCGTTTAAGAATGCAAGACCCAGAACGATACAATGCTATGCAAGATGATATCATGGCAGCGTATAACGAAGGTCGAGTAAAATAATTTATAAATTTAGGAGATTTTTAAAATGGCTTTAGGTACTTCACATCAAACAGTAACAACTGCAGATAAGTTTATTCCAGAGATTTGGTCCGACGAAGTTGTTGCGACCTACAAAAAGAACTTAGTTCTCGCAAACCTCATCAAAAAATTGTCTTTCAAAGGCAAAAAAGGTGATACACTCCACATCCCTAAACCGGGTCGTGGTTCTGCTAACGCAAAAGCTGCTTCTACTCAAGTAACATTGAACACAGATACAGCAACTGAAATCAACGTATTTATTAATCAGCATTTTGAATATTCAATCTTGATCGAAGACATCGTCGAAGCTCAAGCTTTAGCTTCTATGCGTCAGTTCTACACTGATGACGCTGGTTACGCTTTGGCTCGTAAGGTTGACAACACGTTGATCCAGCTAGGTCGTGGCGTTAACGGTGGTGACGGTACAGCTGCTTACACTGCAGCTTACCTTGGTTCAAATGGTACAACTGCATATGTTGCAGCTTCTAACAACGAAGCAGCTTTGACAGACGCAGCTATCCGTCGTTCTATCCAGCGTTTGGATGACAGCGATGTTCCAATGGATGGTCGTTTCTTGATCGTTCCACCATCAACACGTAACACATTGATGGGTATTGCACGTTTCACTGAGCAAGCTTTCGTTGGCGAGCAAGGTGGTAACAACACAATCCGTACAGGCGAAATCGGTAACGTATACGGTATTCCAGTATTCGTTTCTACAAACGCTGACACAACTTCTGGTTCTGGCGCTGCACGTATTGCCCTTTTGGGTCATCGTGACTTCGCTGTATTAGCTGAGCAAATGGCTGTTCGTACACAAACTCAATACAAACAAGAGTGGCTTGGTAACTTGTTTACCGCTGACACATTGTTCGGTGTTAAAGAGTTAAGAGATGGCAGTGCAGTGGCTCTTGCTGTGCCGGCTTGATTGTAGTATAATAGTTGTTCGCACGACTCGAAAGAGTTGAGAACACTTTGGTGGGTAGTGTGTGCAAAACCCACCATTTCTTCTCTCAAGGAAAACCATGAAACAATGTACTAAATGCAAAGAATTTAAACTACCGTTAGCTTTTGCTAAAGATAAGTATAAGAAAGACGGACTGCGTTCTGACTGTAAAGCTTGTTATAGTTTATATGATAAGCAAAGATATAACAATAATCCCGATAAAGAACGAAAACGTGTTCAGGACTATCGTAAAAATAACGTAGACAAAGTAAAAGCTTCAAACCGTAATACAAAACTAAAAAGATTATACGGAATTACTCAAGAGCAGTTCCTTGAGATGAGTATTAAACAAGAACATAAATGTGCTTGTTGTGGAAGAGAGACAAAGTTAGTAGTAGACCATTGTCACACTACAGGCGCTATTAGAGAATTACTGTGTCATAACTGTAACACAGCACTTGGTTTACTGAATGAAGATAATACTATTATTCAGAGTTTAAGTAACTACATAAGGAAATACAATGGCAACATTTCGCTGCGCCCAAACCGGCAATTTAGTAGACTTTGATCTTGAGTGGGACATTGTTCAGATGAGAGCACATCCAGACTATACTGAAGTTGTAGCAGAAGTAAAACAAGAAGAAGAAAAACCAGTAAAGAAATCTGCAGTTAAAACTAAGGCTGAATAATGGGAATCTATCGTGGTCCCGGCGGTACAGGTGACGCAGTCAATGACGCTACGTCGCAGGCTTCGATCACCGTTATCGCTCGTGATGAAGCTGTTGCTGCTAAGAATGCTGCTCAGTTAGCACAAGCTGCTGCTGAGTTAGCCGAAGACGGCGCTCAAGCTGCCGAAGCAGGCGCTATTGCTGCTAAGAATACTGCTCAAGGTGTTGCTACTGATTTAGCTGACGACATCGCTGCTGCTTTAGCTGCTCAGTTTGCAGCAGAGGCTGCGGCAACTGCATCGGCTTCTTCTGCAACAAACGCTTCTACTTCTGCAACTAACGCCGCTGCTTACGAACTATCAGCTCAAAACTGGGCTACCAAAACTTCCGGTCCAGTTGCCGGTGGTGAATACTCTTCCAAATATCACGCACAACAAGCAGCTACGTCTGCTTCAGGAGCAAGCACAAGTGCCACTAACGCCGCATCTTCAGCAAGCTCAGCAAGCACTTCAGCAACAAACGCTGCAAGCAGTGCATCAAGTGCTTCCACATCTGCTACAAATGCAGCAAACTCAGCTACCTCTGCTTCCGGATCAGCTTCTTCAGCAAGTACTTCAGCCTCTAGCGCCAGTACTTCTGCAACTAATGCAGCAGCCAGCGCTACAAGTGCAGCAGGATCAGCAACAACAGCTACAACTCAAGCTGGTTTAGCATCTACTTCAGCAACTAACGCAGCAAGCTCTGCGTCAAGTGCTTCAACAAGTGCTTCTGCAGCATCTACTTCAGCCACTAACGCTGCCGCTAGTGCAACATCAGCTTCAAGCTCTGCTTCTAGTGCATCTACGTCAGCAACGAACGCTGCTACTTCTGCAACTAATGCAGCCAATTCTGCAACAGCCGCAGCAGCCAGCGCAGCTTCTATTAGCGGTCTTGTACCGACTCAAACAGGTAATTCAGGTAAATATCTAACTACAAACGGAACAAGTACATCTTGGGACGCTATTGATATTTCTACTGCTGATGTTAGCGGTACTTTACCGATCTCTAAAGGTGGTACAAACGGTACAGCTACTCCAACAGCCGGTGGTGTTATTGTCGGCACAGGAACTGCTTATAGTTCTACAGCAGCCGGTACAGCAGGACAGATTCTTACTTCTAATGGTACATCTGCTCCAACATGGCAGGCTGCCCCAGTAAGTCTACCTTCACAGACTGGTAACAATGGTAAGTATTTAACTACTGACGGTACGACTGCATCATGGGCGACCGTTGCTGCTGGTGCTACATTGTCTAATGACACAAGCACTGCAAGTAACTTATATCCAATATTTGCTGCAGCTACCTCTGGTGTACCGACAACGATTTACACTAGCAATGCTAAATATCTTTACAATCCATCAACAGGAACTTTACAATCCCCTGCTCTGTTGGCAAGTAACGGATTATTATTAACAACAAGTACTAACACCACAAGCTACACAATTCCTAGCGGTCAGAATGCTGTAACCGTAGGTCCTTTCTCAGTAGCTTCTGGCACATCAATTACAATACCGTCTGGCGGTAGAATGGTGGTTCTATGAGTTCAGTAGTTCTTAATGGCGATACTAGCGGAGCAGTAACATTATCAGTTCCTGCTGTAGCTGGTACTAATACAGTTACTATTGCAGCGCAAACTGGTACTTTGAACGCTGCTGGACCAGCATTTAGTGCTTACAATACTGCTGGACAATCAACAACTGCCAATGTGGCTGCTAAATTACAATTTAATTTAGAAACCTTTGACACAAACAATTGTTTTGATAGCACAACAAATTACAGGTTTACTCCTACTGTAGCTGGTTATTACCAATTAAATTGCCTTGTTTTTCAAGGTTCTATAAATATGCAAATGATATTGCAACTTTATAAGAATGGTTCTCTTTATCAAGAAATGGCAAGACAATATACTGTTTCTCCTAACGGTTCTTCTAATGGAAGTTGTTTAGTTTATGCAAATGGTTCTACAGATTATTTTGAAGTATATGTAGTAACATCATCCAACGCTTCTTTGGGCGCTGGTGCTGCACCTTATTTTTGGTTTAGTGGTTGTTTAGTGAGGGGCGCATAATGGCATACGGTACAGTAAACGCAGATGTAATTGGCACTAGCGTTGCTAATAGCAACCTAGGTGCTGGTAATGCTACACGCTTTAAGAACCGTATTATTAACGGTGATATGCGTATTGACCAGCGTAATGCTGGGGCTAGTGTTACTCCTACAAATGGACAATTTACATTAGATAGATGGAAGTTTTTTCTTTCTCAAGCATCTAAATTTACTACTCAACAAAATGCTGGTTCTGTTACACCGCCAGCGGGGTTTATTAATTATCTTGGTGTTACTTCATCTTCTGCTTATTCAGTTAACTCAACTGACTACTTTCAATTGGTGCAAACTATTGAAGGTTTAAATGTTGCAGATTTAGGATGGGGAACCATTAACGCTAAAACAGTTACTTTGTCAGCTTGGGTTTATAGTTCATTGACTGGAACATTTGGTGGCGCTATTGCAAATGACGCCTTTAACTATAGCTATCCGTTTACATACACAATTTCTTCTGCAAACACTTGGACACAAGTTAGCGTAACTATTACTGGGCCTACTGCTGGTACATGGCTTACCACCAACGGAAATGGTATGTATGTTTTCTTTGGTCTTGGGGCTGGTTCTTCTGTAAGCGGAACTGCTGGCTCGTGGTCAGCAAATGGTTATCGTAGTGCAACAGGCGCAACTTCTGTAGTAGGCACAAACGGTGCTACATTCTACATAACAGGCGTACAACTAGAAGTAGGTAGTTCTGCTACTGGATTTGAGTATGTTGATTACACGACTCAATTAGCTATGTGTCAGAGATATTGTCAGGTAATTGGTGGTGGTGCAAGCGGTCAATGGTGGGGTTCGACATCTCCTGAAATGGCTATTACCTTTCCAGTAACAATGCGTTCAGCCCCCACATACTCGATGTTTACTACATCGGTATCTGTAAGTGAGGTTGCTACAGCCACACGAACAACATCCTCTGCTACAGCGCAGGGTGGAACATTAACGACTAATGGCGGCAACTTCAGGCTTGATGGGTTCTCTGGGGCAACTCAATTTCGAGGCGCATTATGTCTAACAAATTGCTTGTTATTTGTTTCGGAGTTATAAATGGAATACAATTATCAAGAAGTTATAGGATTTGATTGCATCAAAAGATTACCTGATAATGCTTTTATTCCCAATGACCCAGAAAACACAGATTGGCAAGCCTATCAAGAATGGTTAGCCGAAGGCAATACCCCATTACCACCAGAAGGAAACTAATTCATGGCACACTACGCAAAATGTCTAAACATAGACAACACAACTAAATTCTACGTTGAACAAGTTATTGTTGCTGACGCAGACTTTATTGAAACTCAACCCGGTAAATGGGTTCAAACTTCTTACAATACCAAAGGTAACGTACACTACGGTCCTGATGGTCAACCTGACGGCGGTGTAGCGTTCCGTGGTAACTATGCAGGTATTGGTTACATCTATGACATCGTTAAAGATGTGTTTTATGAGCCACAGCCGTTTCCATCATGGATTTTAAACGAGTCTACATGGACTTGGGAAGCACCTACACCGATGCCGACAGACGGTAAAATATATCGTTGGAATGAGCCTACAGTATCTTGGGTTGAAGTAACTACAGGAGTTTAATATGAGTCTAATTTTAGATGGCTCTAATGGAGTAACCTTTCCTAATAGCACTACACAAACCAGTGCTGGTAGTGTATTGCAGGTTGCAAGTACAACAGTAAATACAAATGCAAGCACCACAAGTAGTTCATTTGTTACTACTGGTATTTCTATAAGTATTACTCCAAAGTTTTCAACTAGCAAAATATTATTAAGATTTTCTGGCGGTCAAATGGATGTGGGAACTGGCAGACAACAAATGTCTTTGACTTTTTATCGTGGTTCAACAAATTTATCTAGCGGAAACTATGGTTTAGCTTGTTTTTTAATTACAGGCTTTTCTGGTTCTGGTGAATTGCAAGTGCCAGCAGCAATGGAATATTTAGACAGCCCAGCAACCACATCCTCTACAACTTATACAGTTTATTTTATAAGCAATTCTGGAGGTACTGTTTATTTATCCACTAATGCCAACGCAATGACATTAACGGCAATGGAGGTGGCAGGATGAACAGCAAATATTTTACAGAAGCTATTTATAAACTTTATCCTCAAGTTATTAGCATTATTGGCGACATTGCCTATGATGCAGATGGCAACGAAGTCCAATATGACACAGAAGCAGTTAATCTTGAAGCTGGCAAGTTAGCTTGTAAAGCAACAGCACAACAATTATTACAAGCTACAGATTGGACACAAGTGGCTGATTGTCCTTTAGTGAACAAAGCAGAATTTACAACCTACAGAGCAACTGTTAGAGCATTAGCAATCAACCCTGTAGCAAACCCAGTCTTTCCGGAACTACCAAGTGAGCAGTGGAGTTAATCATGGTAGATCACGTTGAACGCTTGGCTGTGATTGAGTCAAAAGTGGAAACTCTTGAGGACAACCACAAAGAACTTTTAAAATTAATGCATGAAATCAAAGACGAGATGACTCGTTATAAAGGTTTCTTAGGCGGTATTGCTTTCCTGACATCTGGTGTGGTAGTATTTCTGACATTGTTCAAAGACTGGATTGTTAAACACCTATAAGGATTATTATGTTTGGTAAATTAATTGCATTACTTCTTTTAAGCCGTGATACAGCACATCGTCAGCATTGGAACACAACCAGTTATGCTGCTCATAAGACTCTTAATGAGTTCTATGATTCTATTTTAGATCTAACTGATTCATTAATGGAAAAGTATCAAGGTCGTCATGGACGTATAGAAGTACCTGAATTAGAAGAGAAAGATACTTATAGTAAAGATCCTGTAATTGTACTACAAAAACATCTTGACTGGATCGAGAAAGCAAGGTATGATATTGTGCCTAAAACTGATACTGCTCTTCACAATATTATTGATGAAATCGTAGGTCAGTATTTAGAGACAATTTATCTATTATCACTTATATAAGGAGTCGTCATGAAAGAAACTAAAAAGCAACAAGCTAAGATCGGTAAAGTAATGCATGAGTACAAAGCAGGTACTCTGAATACTGGTTCTAAAACAGGTCCTGTAGTTAAGTCACGTAAGCAAGCTGTAGCAATTGCACTATCACAAGCTGGCGTAGCAAAGAAGAAAAAGAAATGAAACAGGGCTTGTACGCTAATATCGCCGCTAAAAGAAAACGTATCGCTGAGGGTTCAGGCGAGAAGATGCGTAAAGTAGGCTCTAAAGGCGCACCTACAGCTAAAGACTTTAAAGATTCAGCTAAGACAGCAAAGAAGAAGAAATAATGCCAAAGAAAGAGTTCCAAAACCCTAAAGGTGGTCTCAATCAAAAAGGTAGAGACTATTATAACAAGACTACTGGTTCTAATCTAAAACCACCTGTGTCTGCCAAAGAAGCCGCTAAGTCTCCAAAGGCTGCAGGACGCAGAAAGAGTTCTTGTGCTCGCATGGGCGGTGCTGCAGGTCCGATGAAGGACGAAAAAGGTAGACCAACAAGAAAAGCTTTAGCGTTGAAAAAATGGGACTGTTAAATAATAAGTTTAATTTATATCCAAACTGGAAACAAATACTTCGTAAATCTTGGTCATTAAAGTTTATAATCTTAGCCATTATTTTAAACGCTGTATCTGTTATTTTACCTTCCTATTGGGATAGTTTTCCAAGAGATACATTTAATATTATCTTCTTTATTGTTCTTGTAGCTGCTGGTACTGCACGAGTAATAGCTCAGCAAGATATATGAATGAAAACAACAGACGTTTAGCGACAACATTAGCTGTTACAACTGCAGCGGTCACAAGTATAGCTTTCTATGAAGGTTTTAAAGCTGAGGCTTATAAGGATGTAACAGGAATACCGACCATCGGTTACGGACAGACTAAAAACGTAAAGATGGGAGACGTGATTACTCCTGAAAGAGCCTTGATTCAACTTCAAGCAAGTGCTGCGGAACACGCTAAAGGAATGGCTAAGTGTATCAAAGTACCAGTAACTCAAGGAGAATTTGATGCTTATGCTAGTTTTACCTATAATGTTGGGGTTGGTGCTTTTTGTCGCTCAACCCTTAATAAAAAGCTTAACGCAGGCGACTATGCAGGGGCTTGCAAAGAGCTTTTAAAGTGGACTACTGCCGGAGGAGTTCAGTATCCGGGTCTAGTTAAACGACGACAAGAAGAGTATGTTCGCTGTCTAGGAGGATAGAATGGGTTGGTTATTTAGTGGATTTAATAGTTTAATCGTAATTGCCATAGCTGCAGCCTTATCTTTTGGCGGTGGCTTCTACGCAGGTACAAAGTACGAAAAGAACTATTTTGAGGCTCTCATGGCACGGGAGAAGGACCAGTACAACAAGGCTTTAGCAGAGAGTCAGCTTAAATATGACAATGCTGCGGCTGAGTATTTTCAACGAATCAGACAGGAGCAGGCTAAAAATGCACACTATGAAAAACAAGTCAAGAATCTCTATACAACTGGCGCTGATAACTGTCGTGTCACTTATGGCTTTATCAGGCTGTACAACGCCTCTGCCACCGGTGACACCACAAATCCCCAAGACACTGACAACCTCGTTGCCCCCATTGACCTTGCTACCGTACTCTCCACCGACATCGAAAACCACGGAAAGTACCGTGAAGCTGCAGCCCAAAGAGAAGCTTTAAAGTCAGGAAATAGCAAATAAATTGCTTGACTTGTTAGCTGTTTTGTGGTAAAATATTAGCACCTATAAGGAAACCATGTCATACACTTATATTCAACTTGTTAACGAAGTACTGGTACGCTTACGTGAGCGTGAAGTCACTGCCGTTAATGATACAGCATATTCTAAGATAATCGGTAAGGTTGTCAATGATGCTAAGCGTCAAGCCGAAGATGAATACAACTGGAATG